AACTTCATTTTTGCTTCTGCAGTAGCAGAACCATTACCACCACTAATATAAACTGTTGGGGTACTTGTATAATCTAATCCTTCAGTATCAACAAGAATTTCTTGAATAGTTCCAGATACATGTGCAACAACAGATGAACCCGCACCAGTATGCCCATCTTGATAAACAGAAAGTCTAGGAGGATTAATTACATCAAAGTTTGATCCTTCATTTAGAACACCAACTGATTGAATTGGACCATAAAAAACTTTATCAGTAGATTTATAAGAATAAATTTCTACTCCATTGACAAATAATCCAACTCCACCTTGAATTGTCTCATTTTTAGTCTCACTATACTCAGGGACTACAAACTTTCTTAGTAATTTTTGTGCTCCAATTGTAGAAAAACCAACATTACTTGGAGTTAGAGAATGTGTGGTAATTCCAGATAAATCAGCAGATCCAAAAATAGTGATATATTGACCTCTACGAGCATTCTCTAGTGAATATGCAAGTGAAATGGTATTATCGTCTACTTTACGAATATAGTAAGATTGATTGGTGCTCAATCCAGATACAGCACCATTTGTACTTGATGGTTTGTATATTACAAGTTCACCATCATTGAAATGATGATCTGTAATTAAAATTTGTGTATTTGTTGCGACTCCAGATGTAGTGAAATTTCTAATTCTCTTTTGGGGATTTATAGACCAGTGTGGAAGACTATTTGATGCAACATATACATCAGCACCAGCAGAATAAACGTTTTGAACATCTGCAGTGTAATCTTTATTTGTCTTTAGTTGTCTTCTAATAAAATGTTCTTTAGATAAATCTAAAGAAGAACAATTGACTTGAATTGTTTTATTATTGATAATTTGAAGTAAAGTTCCTACAATAGTATTATTATCTTCATCTACAATATCAAGAATATCACCAACATAGAGAACATGATCCGAAAAGAATAAAAATTCATATACATTAGAACCTAATGAAATAATATTGTTAACAATATATTTTGTTGGGGTGTTATAAATCCATGAAGTAAATCTAGTGTCTTTTTGTTCAATACCTAAAGTTTTTATATTGATATTGCTTTCTTCTTGCTGATTTATTGCAAGTCCATTGAAATTATTAATTGTCCCTACAATATTCAGATAAACTGGAGCATCCAAGTCCCCATCTTCATATGAGTATGCTTGAAGTCCAGAAGCAAAAACGGTTGAGCTAATACCTACAGTTGTTGTAATACCAGAAACACCAAGGAATTGGGTATAGTTTTTATCTGTATAAGAAAGTTGAAGATCTTCGTAGGTTAGATTTCCTGTTGTACCAAATCCTACCGTACTATCAGCATTAATAATAGTAGATCCAGCACCAGATGTTTTAGTAACAAAAGTTTTTCCTACTTGAAGGAATTTGCCAATTGTAGTTCCTTTTGAAATTGCAATTTTGTAATATGTTCTACCATCTATTATTGCTTTTTCAACGTTATAAATTGATCCACTAGTTTGAAGTGGTGTTGTATCTTGAAATAATGTTTGTCCTTCAATTTTAACGGGATTTCCACTAATAGATTCGCAGACTAATATATCATTTTTAATGTAATCTGCATCTGATGGTTTAATTACAAATTTTTGTGGTTGAACCAGTTCAACCTGTTCAGCATATAGTGCTTTGAAGAGGATTTTGAATGCTTCTTCAGTTCCTTTTGACTTATAAAAGTCTTTTGCTTGTCTAATGAAATTACTTTCATTAAGATCACCAGTTAGACTTCTATCTTCAAATCCTGGTAGAACTAAAGTTTTTAATTTCTTTAAAAATTCATTCAAAAAGATATTGCTTAGATTTTCGACCCTTGCATTTGATGCATGAGTTGAAATTCCACTAGAAGTAAATGTTAGATATTCTGGTTGATTAGTTTTAGTATTTTTTTCAATTCCACTAAATCCGCGAACACATCCAGTAAATGAAGTAGATCCAATACCTGTATAGGTAATGATCTCATTGTCAATTTTTAGTAGACCCCATTGTGATGGCCAACCATCTGTAGAATTTACATAGATTGTTTCATCAACACCACTAATATATGATGTTAATGATGTAAATCCAATAAGATTTCTTGTGTTGAGATAATCTAAACCTTTATACTCAACTAAATTATCTGCAATATCAACAGGACCTCCCTGATACTCCTGAGAGTAATAATACTGCTTTAGGAATTCTCCAAAATAAGGATTTTCAACATCAATATATTCGGGAATTTGTCCCTGAATAATTTCATTGATTTTGACTTTTGATAGGGAGGTTTCAATCATCTGTTATCTTGTTTTTTTACCGTTTTGATAGCTTGACTGAACATCAAATCTTGTTCCAGAAGTGTTTGCACCTGATGAGATGCTATCTTGCTTCATAAAGAAATTACTCTTAGCAACATTCAACTGCAAGTACAATTCCTTTCTCGCCAAAACATCATTTGATAAAGGAATTGCTTGAACTTCAATAATATTGTCTGGTAAACTGGTCGATGTAATATTTACAGTATCTATAAGGATTTCACCAGTGTCATAATTGACTGTTCCAAACTTTGTTGATAAAATATTAATTTCTTTATCAGAGATTTCTTGGAATAAGAACAGATTACCAATATTAGAACCATTTACAACTGTATCTGAAAAATAGCAAGTTCCTTCTATGCCAAAAATAGTAAATCCTGTACTTTTTACATTATATTTTGGGTTTCCGTTATAAAATTGATTGACAAAGCATAACTCATATTGTGCGGGTTGTCCTATACTCGCAACAAGATCTCTTCTGATCCTCACAGTTGTGATATTTGAAGTAATCGCAGTATTGACGTTATCAATTAGTGAACAAATTTTACTATACTTAAATCTTCCACCAAATTGGTTCATTTCTGAACTTCTAGAATAAGAAGTGATTGCAGAAATCACATCTGTTTTTAGATTATTTGGATCTCCAACAAAATTAGTGTTATAATAAACGTAACTATCGATTTCAACATAAAGATATTTCAAATCTTCAAATTGAGGTACAATTCCTGCAACAGAATAATTCTTTAACGATTGTAAAAGTTGCTTTTTAGTAAAATCTGATAGGAAAGATCCATTTCTAGGTTTTGCTGCAATAAAAACTCTTCCGTATTGGGGTGGATTTAGATCCTCACCACCATATGCACTTACACTTTCAATATTTGGGTATAGAGTTGGTAAAATTGCTTCATAATCACTTGCAGTAACTGCTCTATGCTGTGATGAATATAGTCTAGGAGCGTAATATTTGACACTTTCGACTGGTTCTATCTCATCTCCATTCTCAGATGGTACTTGAGCAGTCAAATCTACACTAAAAGACGTTATATTTGCGTTATTTTCATCAAAAATTGTTCCAGCAAATCTAAAATCAGATACACCATTGCCATCTTTACCGTTTGTTTTGATATATGAGGCAGTAATTACGTTTCCTGATTGTAATTTTTTACCAAAAATATCATCACCAAATAAAATTTCGTATTTTTCGTCTGTTGTCTCTTGAATTAAGTAAATATTCGACGTAGAAGTGATGCCAAGAATGTTATCTACTAGTTTATACTCTGTAGAAGTGGTATCTGTAGAGGTATTTTTTACTCTTACACGTAAAGTTGAAGTATCAACGCTATCATTTGGAATAATATATCGTTGATTTGGTTGAGAATTATTAACTGTCCACGAATTTTCAAGATATTGTCCCTGATAGATCTCTAAACTTCCCGAAGAAGTGCCACTATCTGCCGCTACGGTAACTTTTTCTGGTAAAGAGAAGATAAAATTAACATCAGAAACGCTTCCATTTGCAACAACTCCAGGTTGAAATGAAATTGTGTCTGTTGTTGTTGAAAATCCAGTAACAAAAAAGTCTACAGTTGCTTTTGCTGCACGCTTTGAACGAGGAACATACCCAATATTGCGTGCAAGAGATACAACATTTTCACGCAATGTTGCGGAATCGATAAAAGTTTCATTCACCACCATATTTGTGTTATAGGCAGTGATATAAGAATTATATGCAAGCAAATTTATAATGACTGAAAGATTAGATCCCTCAAAGTCATAGTCTGTAAAGTTTGTATTTGCTCTTAGATAATCTTTAATTGAGGATTTTATATCCTCAAAATTTAAATTTGTAAATTGTGTTAGTGCCATTATAGTCTAGTTGGTTCTAAGATGAAGGTAACTGTCTGCGTAGGCGTTGATAAACCAACTATGTCATAAGATATTGTAACTTCTAGTGCATTATTATCAGGATCTGGATCAACTTCAACGCTTTTTAGTACAACTCTTGGCTCAAAGTTTGTAATAACGGTTTCAATTTCTGTCTTTATTGGAGCAGTAAAATCACTTGTTGCTAGTTCAAATAACGCTCCGCTAATTCTAGTGCCAATTAGATTGTTAAAAAATACCTCTCCAACTTTAATTCTAACCAAATTTTGAACAGCACGCTTGATTGCATCCTCATTTTTCAATGGAAGGATATCATTGGTAACTGGATGACGCTTCATTGACAGTGAAATGTCCTTGAAACCCCTAGAAATTTTTTGAAGAGGCACTTTTTATAGGATCTTCGTTTATTTATTCGTATTTATAGGCATTTCGTATCTGGGTTCTGTTCCATATTCCCAATCGTCGTAGTCTTCATCATTGCGAATTTTTTCATGAAGTTTATTTTGAATAGTCAAATTGTGAGTTTTTTCTTTTCTAAGTTCCATAAATTGTCTGATTATGTAAAATCAGAACTTTTTACAGGGTTCTATCCTGAAATTGTCACAGTCTCATACATGAAATCATCTGAGGTTTCAATTTTTCTACGATTTTCTACTGAGTATTCAGTCAAATCTATTTCATAACCAGGATTTTTTGTAATTCTATTTTTTGTCCATGCATCATCGAACCAAATGATTTTATTGTTTGGATAAGCATAGAAGTTTCCATTATCCATTTTGAATACATGAGCACACTTATGTTCTGGTGTCTCACTAAAATTCGTATTCAAAGTAGATTTTGATTCCCATGACCAGTCAAGAGTGAATAAATATGTCCCTTCATTCTTTTCTCCACGATAATTTATAAGTTCAGCTCTAAGATTTGCAAGTCTTGCACGAACTTGAACATCAATATATGGTGAAAAGCAATCCCACCACATGCATTCTTCTAATTTAGGAACTGGTGCATCTGGTTTCCAACAAAATGCATGAATAGGTCTTCTTGTCCAATTGACGCCATTTTCTAAAAATGTTTCAAATAATGGAACATGTTTTTCTAATGATGCTACAGAATGGACATCGCATAGGGTTACTTCTCCATGCCCCTTCTTATGATTATATAAAAACTCATTACGAATATAACAAGTTATTGTTGGTAGGTTATGATTTAGATATGCCATAAAAATAAAAAAGACAGGAGATATCTCCTGTCTTATGTATACCTTATTTTTTATATGTTGATAATAATTTATCTATAGTGATAGAAGCATCAGTCAATTTTATCACTGCTGATGTTACCATCAAGGACATTAATACTGTTGATAAGCATATTCTATTTTCTGTATGGATAAACTCCATCTTCGATAAATGATGTGAAGTGGAATTCAAACCAACTTATTAATTACGAATTATTTTCCTTGACCTCTGTAACGCTTTTTGGCACAATTTCTACTAGTTGCAGAAAGCTTTGTGTTTTTGGAGCGTCCCTGACGTGTATTTTTTGGAGATGATTCAATGATTTTTGAACCACTCAAAGATCGTTTCACTGCCATAATTTACTCAATGTCGTAACCAAGATATTCTACCACAATATCGTCAGGATGGGGAGTACCATTCGTATAAAATTGATCAGCAAGTTCTTGCGTGATGTCCAACATTTCTTCTTCCGTTATGGAAGAGTAAATTTTTCTCCCCTGACAATATATATCGTATTTCTCCATGTGTAATCCGACACAAAATACTACTTAATATATTAGATAACTCGTGTCTTCTCGTGTCCTACTCGACAGACTGGATCACACCAAATTTCAAATCCTGCCTTAATAGCATCAAGACAGAACGAAACATCTTCCCCACACATATCCTGAACTTCACCAGATTCAAAAACTTGCATCTGAGGTGCAAACCAAGGATACTTCATCTCTGGATGCTCAAACACACCGTGTTTGATTAGTGTCCAACCAAATCCTGTGTAATCCACAGTGAATGGTTTACGACGCTTTTGAATGCCATCAACCATCTCATGGTTCATGACACCACCATTATTCTTGAAGTCATCTTCTTCAAGCCAATGTGCAACCGATGTTGTTACTCCATCTTCAGTTGCATACCAACCACAAGAGATATCTTTATCCATCCATACAAGGCGATAGAAAGATTCTGTGTTGAATACGATGTCACTATCAATCCAAAGTTGGTAATCGTACTTTAGTTTACCATCCCAAGGAAGTTGATCTGGTCCACGAAGGACATTAGCACCAAGACACTTACAACGGGCAAAGTTGACCATTGAAGAATAGTCTTGTGAAATTTGGATTGACGCACCATTTTGTACAAGATCAAAACAGAGTTGTACAAAATTCTTGAGATATGTATATGAAACACCTCTACCAGGAAGACAAAAGACAATGCTCTTGTCTTTAATCATTTGTTTTGCTTCTTCTAAATTAAAACCATCTGTATTATTAGAAGATGATGTAGGTGGTTTCGTAACCACTTTAAAACCTTTTGCCATGAATATACTTCAATTTGATTTGTTTACGTAAACGGGTATCACCCAAAGGCATGATACCACGTTATTTAGATAATGTCAATTTGCGTATTTTGCGATTTCAGGAAATGTAGATCTCCAATCAGTGCCCCTAGATTTATCCAATTCGTCACAATATTCAATAGATAATTGAAATTCTTCTTCATTTCGTTCTTGAATTAAATCATTATAATGTGATTGTGATATACTTTTTATGGTATGTGATATCTCATCCTTTATTTCATTTGGAAGATTTCTTGTTCTTAATATTTTTGGAGATGTTAAGGTATTTACTATATTATTGTTATGTGATATTAAATTTCTTACACGTAGCCATCCATAAGTATTTTTCAAAGTTGTAATAGATAACAGACTTGGAGTTATTGTAGAAAAAATAATTCCTGAATTTGTCTTTTTTAAATACTTTTGAATATTAAAAACATTTTCAGTTGTTTTCTCCCAGTCAGTTGGGTAACGCAACCAGTAATTTCTTTCTTTTAGCGCATCAACACTCCATTGTATGTGAGTAAATTTAAAATGATCGATGTAATACTTCATTACATCAAGATCAACTATTGTCATGTTTGAAACATATGATAATTCAATATGTTTAGATTGCCCACACTCAATCAAACTATCTAATATTTCAAAATGAGATTTCATCAAAAATGGTTCTCCACCAATTATTTCAATTGATAAAATATTGGAAGAGTATTTGACTAAGTGTGATTTAATTTGATCAAATTGATCATTTGATATTTTTTTTATATCAGAATCTGGAACATAAGTATACTTTTCAGATTGTGATTTGGAATGTGTAATGATTTTAAAATCATCAATTAAAGTCCATTTTGGATCTATTTTTTTTATTGCAGAATTTCTTGATGAAGAGTTTCTTGTTCTACATGCATAGCATTCTAAATTGCAATAATTTCCAAAAATATTGATTGCTAAAGATATAAACCTATTTTGATTTTTTACTAAAGAACCATCGCTGTTGAAATTTTTCAATAATTGTTCATTGATTGGATTTAATAATCTAGGAGATGATTTAGATTCTTCTTCTAACTTATAGCAAGCACTGCAGTAAGAATTTAAAAAATCTGTTCTTTCTCCAGTTATCATTTCTTTTCTTAATCTTCTAAATTCCTCACTATCAAAATAATCTATTGGCAATGTATTGGATGGATCAAATTCTGATGCCTTTTTTGACCAACAGCAAGGAGTATAACTGAGACCTGGTTGATTATGAATTTGACTAAATGGCAACGAACAAATAACATTATTCATTAAAAAACCTCAATGTTATATTTTGCAGCAAATTCTTGTGCATCTTGCCAATTATTAACGATTGGCATACCACGAATATTGAGTGATGTATTAAGAAGAACTGGACAACCAGTACGTGCATACCAACATTCAAGTATTTCTCTAAGGATGCTAGAAGACCACATGGGCACTGTTTGAACTCTAGCAGTATTATCTACATGAACACATGCTGGGATCTCATCAGGACGCTTACAGTCGTATACAAACGACATATAACGACTTTCTGCTGGCATACGGAAATAATCTTGGCAATGTTCTTCCAGAATGGCAGGAGCAAAGGGGCGAAACTTTTGTCTCTTCTTTACTGTATTAACCAGATCCTTCATCTGTAGCGTTCTAGGATCCGCTAGAAGACTTCTATTACCTAAAGCCCGTGGTCCAAACTCAGCAGGTCCATTTGCAATTCCACACATGCCTTTGTGAAGCAGTGTATCAACGACTTCCTTTGGATCAACCGTTTTTTGAATACATTCACCTAAATATGGGGTGAAGATGACTTTACCACCATAAGACAATAAAGATGCTCCTAAGGAAGCTCCAGCATCTCCAGGATTAGGCATAATCCACATGAACGGGTGCTCGTTTTGTAGCTTAGCGTTCACTACACAATTTAAAGCAACCCCTCCTCCATAACAAATATTATTACTATATTGTCTTGCCCTATTAAAAATTTTTCTCAGTTCCTTATAAAGAACAACCTCTGCACTCTTTGAGTTGTCTTCTGGATTTCCTTCAAGAGAGGTGGAAAAGCCCTTGTGGTTATTTCTAGAGAGCAGTTTACGCGCTTGTTCGACGTATAAGGGTTTACCGAACGCTGCCATACCCATAAAGATGTATTCTTCGTCTAAGGGTCTTAGACCTGCCCATTTCGTATAAGAAGAATACCACAATCCAATAGAACTTGGATATTTCTGTGACCATACCTTCTTGTACTTAGCACATCCCTCCACCATCTGAGCGTGCCAGATAGAAGCAGTATCCCATTCACCAATGCTGTCTACGACAACACATGCAGCTTCTGGATAGGGTGATGTCTGAAATGCTGCAGCAGCATGGGAGAGATGATGTGAATAGTATTGATTAGGGGGAATGTAAATATTCCTTTCCTTGAATGCACTCTTGTATTGTCCTGCAAACAATTGACGAGTACGCTTCAACCAAGGACGTTCATAGAATGCAACAATATCATCCTCAGTATGAAGTAGTGCTTCTGCACATACTGATAGATTTAAATGCTTATCATGCTTTACTCTAGAATATCGTTCTGCATGAGCAGCAAACTTAATCTTACCATCATTTACTACTGATATTGCAGCATCATGAAAACCTTCACTTATTCCAATCATAATCAATCATCTTCATAAATGTAAGGATCTTGTCTACGAAGTTTCCACAACTTGTATTCACCTTTGATCCATCGAATTAATTTTGCAATAGGGTTCATGTTATAAAATCATAGTCAACCTATTTAGTACCCATAATCTATTGGGCGCCCCCAGTCTGCAGGTAAACACCCATGCAGTTCTTCAAAATCTTTATAAATCTTTTGAATATGTGGTAGTGATAATGCCCATTCATATAATTCTGGGGTTAATACTTTGATATCAGACTGCCACTGATCATTTAATATTGGTAATCTTGGCGCATTAATACCTTTATCAGGAACAAATGCACAAGGGAAAATAGAATTAAATTTTACTCCCATATAATTTTCTAACTTGGATACTTCAGGATTATTTTGTTCATCCTTGAAAAAATCTTCCATGATTAGATAACAAACATTATCTTTACCAAAAATTTGCTGTAATTGTAAAACTTTCTGAGTATATCTTGGTACTATTTTTTGATCACAAATATAATTTTTGAATACTTTGATAGCATCTTTATTCAAGTAATCCTCATAGGTCCACCATTTCTCTTCACGATATGCTTGACTAAAAAGATAATTGGCATGAGAGAAAGATCTTCTAATAGGATCTCTAAAAATAATTAACGATTTAATATTATACTTAGTGCTTAAATTATCTTTCACACAAATTAAATCGTCTTCTGTTAGATCTAAATTTTCATTTGCAAAATTACCAACATATTGAAATATACCTTTAGTTTTTTCAGCAACAAGGTCATGATATTTCATAAATTTTTCTATTGATGGTGGAAATGAAGTTATTTCATCCAACACCTCATCGGTAAGACAACTATGAAAATCTTTATATCTTTCGGTTGTAAATCTTTTTCCTCTTTTATCTTTAGGGGGAGTGATACAGATTGTATTTTTTTCTACTGCTAACTCACCCATACCTGGCGCATCATTCCAAGATTTTAACCACTCATTATAATTGTTAAGTGATTTAATAACTTCTTGTGAAATTTCAGGTAAAAGGCTAATATCAGAAATATCAAACTTTTGTTGAATTTTTCTATACTCTGACAAATACCTTAAATACTCAGCTCTTTTTGTAATGCCAGTATGAAGATGATCATGGATTTGTGTAAGTGTGTACCACAAAGAAGAAGTACCACACCAACCAACTCCAAGAAAAAATATAAATTGTCTTTTATTAGTATCCATAGTCTATAGGAACTCCCCAATTTGCAGGTAAAAAACCATGTAATTCTTCAAAATCTGAATAAGATTGAATATAATCTTTTCGATTTCTTATGTAGTTATAAAACTCGTCTGTTAATATTTCATGATCAGAAATCCATTGATCTTTTAAATCACTAAGTTTTGGTGCATTAATACCACAATCAGGAACAAATGCACAAGGATGAACTTCTGGTATTTTAATATTAAGAAAATTTTCTAATTTAACAACTTCTGGATTGTTGTTTATGTTGTTAAAGAAATCCTCCATGATTAGATAACAAACATTATCCTTACCAAAAATGTTAGAAACTTCTTTAATTTTTTGTGCGTAGTTCAGTGGTTTTTTTCTTTTAATAATATCAGCAACATTTGAATTTAAATCATAATATGGTATGAAGTGATCTTGATTATAATTTGAGAGCGCACAAGTCATAGACCACTCTCTTCTAATAAAATCTCTAAAAATAACAATTACTTTGACATCAAAATATTTACTTAAAGCAGAATAAATTTGATGATACATATTTTCTTTAAGAAAATAATTCATATTAGAAAAATCAGCCACTGCTTCATAAGTGCCCTCACAATATTCTGAAAGTTTTACATAATGCTCAACATAATTATCTAATGTAACAAAGTGTCCAAAGCATTTGTAAATATCTTTCTCAGTAAATCTTGATAAGATAGGATCCTTTTCTATTATATTAATACTATTAAATGCACCCATTAATAAATTAAATGCATTTAAATCATATCGTGCTGGAATTTTAGTAATCTCTTTAAATATTCTAACAAGATATGATGGTTCTTTGCACCATCCACCATGCAAGTAATTTACTTTATTTTTTAATGTGTAATATAATGATGTTGTTCCGCTCCAACCAGTTCCAAGAAATAATATAAATTTTTTCTTCATTGATTAATTTCTATAATTTTAACCTGCTCAGTGGTATACTGTGTAGGAATACCAGCGAAAATCATTTGCTGAATTTCTCTAGCACGCTGTTCAGCATCTTCTTTGGTAAGATTTTCAAATGCAATCATTTGATCAATGTATACGTTATAACTCATTGTACGACTGATCTTGTAGGTGTTCCATTCTTTCCTCTTATATATCTCTTTTTAGTACCATCTTTTTTAGGTGTTCGCCAGTCTTCAAGTTTATCCCAA